TTTGATAAAGATGAACTCCTGCTCCCATAATTATCTCCTTACAACCCTAACTTATTTAACAAAGTAGTAAGTCTTTCCTTCTCTTCTGCAGTCGGCTCCTGAGGAATTTTTTCATTCGTTCCTGCAGACTTTACATCTGCAGTTGCCACAGTTTTCTCACCAGGAAGAATAGTGTCATCTCCGCCCTCAACAGCTACCTTAGCGGCAGTTAAAACCACTTTAATCTGAAGACTCTCTCCATTCTCAGTCCCGTTAATTCGGATTTCCTTACCATCATTATACAAAAAACTTCCAGGAAATGCCGCAAGAATTTTTTCAGCAACTTCCTTTTTCAAGATACTTCCTTTTGCAGCCATGCTTTTTACCTCTTTCTTTATCTTATGTATATATTATATCAAAAATTTTTAAGAAAATCAATCTTTCTTTTTAGCTGTTCGTATCACAATTTTATTTGTCTCAAAGGTTTTAGCAAGTTCTGAAAATCGGTCGCATATAGCACAGCTTCCTGGCTTATATAAACACCGCTTGCCACATTTACTTCTAATCATTCCAAAAGTATTTAATAGATATTTGCTATCAAGTTCTCCTTTAAAAGTGGGAATAACATCTTTTAGCTTGCCAAACCATTTCTCTTGTTTATAAATTTTATATAATACTTGTTGTCTCTTTTCATCTGCAACTAATTCAAATACATCTACAAAAGTCGCATATATAGAAACATCTTCTGGTCTGATAAAAAATGTCTTTATACTTGGAGTATTTGCGAAACTTGACTGACAAATATTTGGAAAAACTCTAACTTTTATATTATTCTCATGTAATATTTTACTGATTTTATCAAGGAAAAAACCTAATTCTTCACATATATACATATCAGTAGGTTTATAAGTTAATAACCCATGCAGTTGATCAATAGTAGTAACTGGATTCGCAAAGAAAAATGGTAATCCAATTTCTTGTACTCTTGATAAATGATCCTTATTATTAAAATCAAGAATAATTTTTATATTTTTATATTTATCGTATAATCCCTTTAATAATTTAGCATCAACTTCTTCAAAAGCATCTGTTACATCAATTACAATAGACTTGTCTTTATATACATCTAAAAAATCTTCTAATGTGCGGTCAGCAGGCCGATATTTAATTCTAAATTCTTCTGCATCCTACAAATACTTTTGAGAAGGATAATAATTTAAACAAAACATATAATCCTCCTACGCAAATAAGGGGAGATAATTACTTATCTCCCCTTGGTATTAATTCAACGAATTACTCTTCGTCCGCATCTACTGCATCGGCATCAGTGGCAAGGCGATAAGCCATTCTCTTGTTACCATCAACCTTGACGGCTTCCTTAACAATCGTGCCAGCCTTTACCAGCTTACCAAGACGAGCAGTCACCTTATTGCGAGTAACTTCCTCGCTGTCCAGAGCAACCACGATCTCATCGACGGTGATCAGCTCATCACCAATCTGAGCAAGAATGGCATCAGTCATAGCATCAGACTCAGCCTTCTTCTTTTCCGCACGCTCAGCGGCAGCAACCTTACGCTTCTCAAGAGTCTCAATCTGCTTATCAATGAACTCAACCAGTTCATCCTGCTGTGCCTTGTCCTCAACCACCGCCAGCACCATCTCACGAAGCTCTGCAAAATACATAGCCTTAGTCTTCTTTACAGTGTTCTCCATAGTGAAAATCTCCTTTTTCTCTTAAAATATTTTTTTGTTTTTGTAATTTGTTCTTTCTTTATCTTACACACTTATTATATCAAAATTTTTTTAGTTTTTCAAGCAGCGGTCTCTTTGTCGCCATTTTTAACTAATACTAGCATTGATATATCGAATTTCTCGATCAGATAAGTCATTATATCTTAATCCATAACTCTCAAGAATTTTCTCAAATTCAGAAAACTCAATCTCAGGGCGGGGATATTCTTTAACGGCGTTGATGACAGCATTGATCTTCCCCGCCCGCGTCGGCAGTAAGCCTTCAGCTTCTGCCATATAAAAATAATAACTCATATTTGTCATCATGCCCTCCTTTAAACTTTCTTACTGATAACGAAATCGAAATCAGGATCTTCCATTACATACTGGAACTCAAACACACCATCAGTAATAGCTTTCAGCATCTGGACTTCCATGATCTCATCACCATAGTAATCCTCAATTTCCTTCATAGCTTCGGTAATAGTATCTGCCGCAACTACTCCAGAACGAATTTCTTCCTTATCATCAACATCATCCCAGATCTTTAGCTGATATTCCCAATACCATACTTCATTCGTCATGCTTATTACCTTTCCTTTCTTTATCTTACATATATATTATAATAAATTTTTTGTTAAAAATCAAAAGAGTCTCTGTATCTTTCGTATTCATAGTCTGCGCAATCACCTTCATAATCTTCTTGTGAATATCTATGAGGGCAATCTTCGCAATCACAATCTTCATCAAGCTCACACCAGACTTCAGGAGGCTCATAAAGAGTTCCTGGCCATGTCTTTTCATGAATACAATACCAACTCATATGATTCTCCTCACTCAATCCAATAAACAATACGGATCAGGCTATAATCATCTCGCCAATCCCACCCATCCATAACCTCAAGAAACGCATCAACACGATTCATAAGAGATTTTAGCGGCGTAGGCATCATAATTTTCTTAGGCGGATCTTCTTTTTCTCCATCACAATAGGCTTCATCCATAGCTTCATAATCTATTGCTTCTGGATGTTCAAGACAGTAAATATACATATCCGCATAACTAAACCAACGTACGGTCGGGGTATAAAGATGCTTTTCTCCCGCGTATTTAGTTTCATAACAGCAACGATCATAGACTTCTTTAATCTCAGTTGCGACATTTTCAGGCAGACCGCGATGAATACCCCTCATAGTCGGAAAATCATTACCAGTGCCATTATTCTCTACAATAGAGAAAAGATCATGGCATCCATTATAAGGAAATAGATCTGCGGGTTCCTGCTTGGTATGATTATAATTCCACACAATCGGGTGCTGCATTTCATATTTACCAGTATTACGGTCAGGTCGCTCAACAAAGAAATATGGACTTCTACCCATTTGTTTATTCTCCTTTATCTTTCTATAAATATTATAACAAAAATTTAAATGAAAAACAAACAGTGATTAATAATCTCGCATCATTTGCTCCATATCATGCTCTTTAATTTTCTCTATCTTTTGTCTTTTAAGATTCTGGCGGGCAGGTAGGTTTCCTTTTTTAGCTTTATACTTCTTACAGGTCTGACATGCCTTTCTAAAAGTTCCTTCTCTGCCTTTTTCACATTCGCCTTCCCATTTATAATAAATACAGGCTACCTCTCGTTCTACTGCCATTATATAACTCCTTTTTCTTTTAAATATTCTAAAGAAATTAAATTTTCATCAGTATAGGGGATTCTAATTAATTCTATATTATTGGCTTTACACCATTGATTTTTATATTCATCTCGCTATTGTAAAGCCTTAAAACTAGTTGGAGTAAAATATCCTCCAACAAATTCATAGTGTTGTTTACCATCAAATTCTATTAATTTTCCATTAACAAAAAAATCAAACCGCCCTTTTTCTTTAGTATCTGGAAAACGACATGTTTCAAAAGATTTTTCTTTTTCAAATGGAATATTATTATCAATTAATATTTGCTCAATTCTATAACTACCAAAAGATTGATGCAAACATCCGCAGGATTTAGTATCTCCTGAAATTAATTCGTTTCTAACAATTTTTTTCTCGGTACCACATTCGCACTTACAATTCCAAACACTGTGTCTATGTTTATCCATATGACTAAAAGACAATACAGTTAATAATCCAAATTTTTTCCCTGTTAAATCATCTTTCGGTTTATCCCTTTGTCGCAAATCAACATTAGTAATGTGTTTTGCAGCGAGTTCTTTTTGTTTACAACCACAAGTTGCGCCCTCTTTACCACATTTTATTAAATAATTAGAGCTTGTTTCAAAATAATTTCCGCACTTGCATTGACAAAGCCAATGAGCATGTCTGCTTTTATCCTCTTTTAAAGGACGGATTCTTTTTAAAACGATGCAATCTTCATATTTTTCTTTAGAAAAGTCATGACTTCTACCTACGGGCATTTCCTAAATTAAAGATAAATTTTTTATAATCATTGTATTTTCTCCTTTATTGTATTTTTTTCTTTCATATTATATGAAAAATACAATAAAACAATTATGTAATTTTGACCATCCTTCTTAAAAATTTTTTTCACTTAGTCAGCATAGTTTGAAAAATCGATCAGCACAGGTGTCTCATTATACCTGTACCCAAAATTCCCATCGTGCATATCTTCCAAAATATCAGGGTCTATATTAGCACAATAATATAGAAACCTTTCAACTTTAGATTTTCCATATTTATCAAGACAATTTGCAACCCATTCAGAATCCATATGAACCTTACCCTCTTCTCGCCATTTCTTTACCAAATCAGAAGATTTCTGAGAAGGTTTGTGGGTTTGGTATAAATCATTCATAGACGAGACCTCTTCCTGTATAAAAACGCGGACGCCGCTCTTTACTTTATAGAAAAAAGTCTTTGCTACAAAACAATCTAATCCATATGTTCTTAATCTCTTGTATTTTTCAAATTCAGTTAAACAATAGTCACTGTTATCAGATCCTGTTGCCCAAGTGAAATCATTCCAAATTAATTCACCAGTTTCCTCATCCACATAATAAAACCCGTTAAAAGGAATCTTAATGACGACGCCGCCCAAATGAGGAGAACAGATAACCAATTTAGACATTCCAAAGTAAACATCCGCATCAGGATCTGCATCTACAACTGCCTCTTGTACATATGAAAAATCTACAGGTTCAATTTCTTCATCATCCTGTAATATGACACCAAATTCTTCTGGCAGAGGAAAAATCGCTTCCAAAAATTTATCTACTAATTTATGATTAAATGTCATTGATTTTCCCTTTCTACTCTTTTTTTATTTTCATATATATTATATCATATTTTTATAAAAAAATCAACTGAGGATTTTCATCCCCCGTTCACTTTACCAAGTGATTTCATAAATACAATAAGCTGTATGTAGAACCTCATATCCATATTCTTTAAGTTTACGGATATTTGCTTTACGAATGTCTCCTCTCCATTTAATTCCTGTATAGCCTTGACGAGAAGCTATATTAATTGACTGTATAATGTATTTCAATTCCGCCTTATCAAGCTGTCGTTCATACCTTTTTACATTATCCTTTGCCGCATCTACTCCCCAATGAAAAAGCATATTACTCCTCTACTTTCTTTACAAGGCATCTAGTTAAGTAGGTTTGAGCAACACCCATATATTCATCAAACTTCTTGATAGTGCCAGTAAGATCAACTGTATCTCCAACAACAAGATTCATATTGCACTTAGAAGTTATCCAAACAAAAACATAATCTCCAGAAGTAAATGTATATACAGAAGTATATCCATACATACCTTCAAAACCATGAATACTCTTTACTTTTGCAGTAATATTATGAACTCGTTCTTTCTCAACTCCAGGATAATAAACAGAAGTAGACGGGCCTTTAAGCTCAGCTATCCGCCGCGATACAATAGCCTTAGCATCTTCTTTAAACTCTGCCCACTTACTCTGCGGATTGTAGTTGTAGAGTTCATCAAAACTCATCGCACAGAGCTTATATCCTTCAGGAAGTTCAACTTCTTTAGAGAAAAACCACTTCAGAGTGGGATCAAAGCGAGCACCTAGCTCTTTCAGCTTATCCTTAATTGCAAAAGTATCATCACCATATACAAGATAAGCCCTCTCATCTTCGCCAAAACCAAGTTTCAGAGCAACTTCATGCTTATACTTAGCGGCATTTTCAACAAGATCACGAGCCTTAGCTTCTTTCTTGGCGCGAGCGTGCTCATTTGCAGCTTTCATACGAGTATATTCTTTTTCGGTGTAAGCGCGAACCTTCTGGACAGCGATACCAGTTCCATTGCAACCAAAGCAACGAGTCCCGTCTTTCGGATTATAAGAATAATTCCCTGAGCCACCGCAGCGAGGGCACGCGCCTTTTACCTTTACATAGAGGCGTCCTTTTTCGTTCTTAAAAGGCTCGCCAATAATTTTAAAATTTTCGTAAGATGGAGCGACATATATTTTATTCATTTCCCTTCCCCTTATCTTTATCTTTATATATATTATATTATTTTTTTTATAAAAAATCAAGAATAAAGAAAAGAAGTGGTCTCTAACAATAAATCTTTAATTGATAAATTTTCATATTGCGTATATGGAATACGAATTAATGGAATATTATTTTCTTTACACCACTGATTTTTAATATTGTCTCTTGCTTGAATATCATTTAATGATTCTCCCCATCCACCTTCTATATTAAAATGTTGTTTCCCATCATATTCAATAAGATATTTAATTTTTCCTGATGAATCAAAAATTGCAAAATCAAAATATCTATTAGAGTCTTGAAAAAATATTTTATATTGAGTCTAAAATATAATATTATTTTCTTTTAAAATTTGAATTATTTTGAATTCTCCTTTAGATTTAACACAACCACAAGATGTGATTTTATTATTAACCAATATACTTGTTGCAACTGTAATGATATTACCACAATCGCATTGACATTTCCATCCTGCTTTATTAGTATCTTTATTCCAATCTTGCTATAATACAATTAATTTTCCAAATCGTTTACCTGTTAAATCGTATTTTCGTTCTTTAGCAATTTCTTTTTGTAAACATCCACAAGACTGAGTATAACCATTTCTCAAAGAAGCTCCAGCAACAATAACAATATTACCGCAATCGCATTTACATTTCCACATGGCTAGTCCTCTTTTATTAGATTTTTCTTTATTTAAAACTTCTAATCTTCCAAATTTTTTGCCAATCATATTTATTGCTAATTTTTCTCCTTTAGTGCATCCACAAGATTGGCTATGCCCAGATCGTAAATCGGTACCACTTACTAAACGTTCTTTTCCGCAATCACATTGGCATAAATAATAATATCTATTATTTTTTTTGATAGGTGTATCATCTATAATAGTTAAATGCCCAAATCTATCTCCATTATACATAGGTTTCCTTGATGGCATAAATCATAATCCTCCTTGTTTGTTTTCTACTATAAATAAAAAATATCTATTTATAATTATATAATGTCGCCCAAACTTATAAAAACTATATATTATAACAAAAATTTTAAAAAAAATAAAGCTGCGGATCCGCAGCTTTATATCAAAAGAATTTTAATATTATATATCCAAGATAATTATATAGAAGAAAGTTGCGCTTTAGCGCGACTTTTCTTCTTACCACCACATTGCATCATGCTGTGCAGCTTCAATTTCCCAAATAGAAATTTCATCATATGGATTCTGCGGAAACCACTGTTCCTTAGCATCTAGCATGTCCTGATAAGTTGCTCCAGGATACCAATCTTTTCCCATCAAGGCACACGCAGCGAGCACTTCGGGGTCTGTTACATCAGAATGATTATACCAGCTATAAACTCTGTTACGGATACACTCTGTATTACAAGCAATGTGGTTAGCTTCAAGATTTTCAACTACCAGAGCGACAGCATTTTCAACTGTTGTATACATCTTCATAACAAACCCCTTTCTTTTCTTCTTTCTTTATCTTACATATATATTATATTATAAAATTTTAATAAAATCAATAGAAATAAAACATTACCAATTTTGTTTTACCTTAACTTCTGCATTACAACATTTACTAAAGAAATTCCAAGGTTCTCTGGTAACACTGCAAGCACGAGATCTGCCTGCAATAAATTTTCCGCAACAAGAGCAATAAATAGTATACTTATAAATTTCTTCATTTTCTTTTGTACGCTCAAGATCAGAATAAACCGTAGTATCATTTGTTGTCCCAATCTTTTCACAATAGAAACGAAATGTAGAATCATGACCATGATTCTCATGGGTAATGGCACAACTCACATAATGAGCGCACTCATGAGCAATAACAGCTTCAATAGACTCATCCGTAGCTGTTTCAAGCAACTGCCGCGAAATTTCAATCTTAACAGGATTCCAAACTGATCCATGTCTTTCATAAAAGCATCTTCCGAGAGTTCTGGTTAATCTGCCATTAATAACAACAGGAGAATTAAACTTAATATCGCATTTACCGCAGTATTCCTTACATAATTCTGTAATTCTTTCTACTGTCCATGCCATATTATTTTACCTCATTCAATTCATAAAATCTTTTGGCAATAGGTTGCTTTTAACATTGTTATGATATTCTTTCCTTTATTTCTATAAATATTATATCATAAACTTTTTATAAAATCAATAGAGGAAAAGCTTTATGAATGTGGCGATTGACAAAACGAAAAAATTATTATATAATGTAGATAGAAATAAAAAAATAGTAAAGGAGTGCTACATTATGGCAGAGAAAAATAAAGAAATGGAACAGAAATATATCAAGGCTATGTTAGAAAATGATTTATTTGCTGTTGTGTATCCAAAAGATAAAAGTGAAGAATCCGCAGAAAAAATGGTAGAAATGATTGATTCTGCGGTTGGAGTTGCTGAATTTAAAGATGAAGAAGGCAATTCCGCTTGGGGTGTTCTTATTGATAAAGTAAGAGAAGCTAAAAAACATGTTAAGCTAAATCCGCCAACTGATGAAAACCTAACTGAACCTGAGGTAATTGAATGATTGTATCATGTAAAATGGCACAATGTCCTTATCATGATGAAAGAGGGTATTGTGCCAAACCTACTGTTGTTGGCATTGATTAGATGGGAATGTGCAGTGTGCTATGGCGGAGAGGGCAACAAAGACAGCTAATAATGCCATTTACAGAAGAATTATATCCAAAGGATCCGATTACTATTGTAGATGCGGAAACCGTGGTTCCTGACGTCATGGAAGAAGAGAAAGAAGAAGTGGCGGGAAGCCGATCAGAAGATCCGACAAACGGCACCGCCGCACAAGAGGATGATTTGAAATGAATAGAGCTGAAAGACGAAAAATGATGAAAACCATTCCTGGGTATAAAAAGGTTTTAAAATCTGTAACTGAAAAAGCGGTAGATGATCTTGAAACGATGTTTAAACAAAACTGGGAAAAAGATAGCGAGATGTTAAATAATGGAGAAGGGAGTTATGACAATGATAACGGAGAAGATAACATCTATAATGACTGATCAAAATGAAATTGTTTCAAGTATTCAAAAATTAAGTCCAAAAGCTGGAGATGTATTAATGTTTTACGTTAAAACAGATGATAATGGAATCCCAATGATTGGTTTAGATAAGGTGCGGCAGACCGCTGAAATGATTGGGAATATTTTGGAAGATAAGGGCGTTGCAGGATTATTTTTAATGGATAAAATCTGCCTTTTTTCTATTGATAGTGCGGATACTGCGATAAAAAGGTTGGAAAATTGTATTTCTTATATCAGAGAGGCAGCGGATCAAGTTCCTGATATTGAAAATGGAAATCTCGGAGATCCTGTGACGATTGAGATGGAAGAAGCGCAGGACCCGTTTAAGCGGGTATTATAACGGAGGTCACCGCATGGATATAAAAGAGTTAATGACTATTGAAGAAATTGTAGAAATGTTTGGATATAGTTAGAATAGTATTAAGAAGAATTTTAAAAGAACGGCAGAAGCAATTAAAAAGAAATATAATATTGATTTAATTAAATGTACAACAAAAGATGGAGTCCGTTATCAAATAATTGAAGATACAAGAGCTTTAACTATTTATCAAGAAACAAAAGATATATTTATTACTTTAGAAAGTTTAAGTTATGAAGAATATGAATTTTATATATTTTTAGCAGTTGCCGCATCTCCTTTTGGTGCTTTTAGAGGGAAGAGGGAAGATTTATTAAAATATATTGGAATTAAGGATAATAAAAAAAATATTTAGATTTTAAATAAAGTTTTAGATTTTTTAGTTGAAAAAGAGTGTATTGGATACGATGAAGATGGAGATTATATTATTGTTTATTTAAGAAGTCATTTGGAAAATAAATATCCTGTAAAAATTGATATGTTAAGAGAAAGCCGACGGATTGCAGATGAAAATCATAAGAATTTTAATAAAATTCCGCAATTAGTAAAAGTATGGGAGGCTATTAGAATTTGTTATGAAAACCAACCTTTTACATATGCGGAAATTGCTAATATGACAGGTTTAAGTTATAAACAAATTAGAGATGTAAAAAGATTATTAGAATCAAATGATGTCTTTAAAACGAGTCGGGCGGGATCATATTTTTTATGTGAAGGTATGAAGGTTGATCTTAACGCTTTTATAAATTGATTTGAAAAGTGGCGAGAACTCTTAAATTAATTTACTAAAATTTAATAAAGCCACTGAAATTGGCAACTTTGGTAAAGATAATAATATATATATAATCTTTACCAATTTATCTAAAATTAGTGGCTTTATTAAAAATTGGGAAAATAATAAGAGATATATTTGGTCTGGCTTCGCCAGACCAAATGGGACGGACTTCTCGATGGGAGGGTGAAGAAGATCAACCGCGAGAAATCGAATCGAATTTTGGTTTTAAATCGCTAAGGAGAAAAGGTAAATTAAAAATTAAAAATAGGTGTGAGGGGTAATGAAAGAGAGTTAATCAAATTATTTTGAAATCTAATTAGATTATTTAAAAAATGGGGGTTAAATATTTTTAGGTTTGGGGCGTATCGTTTTTAAATAGGGAGAGCCGAAGGCTCGACCAAAAAGTGAGGGTAAAATAATTTTAAAATTGGGGGCTAACCGCTCATATTAGGGGTATATAAAAAATTTGATTTTAAAATTTCAAAAAATAGCATGGAACGAAAGGAAAACTCATTTTAAAATTTTATGAAAATAGTTAGAGCAAAAAGTAATAAGAATAAATTAGAAGTATTTGATAATAGACCTTTTGCTATTGAAATAGAATTATAGCAGGAAGGATTTAAGGTAGAATTTTTAGATCTTAGGACTGGACAAATAAGTATTTGTTATTATGCTGACCGCGATTCATTTGATAGTTAGTGGGAATTATATTATAATATAAATGATGAAGAAGATATTTTTTATAAAGCGATAAATTATTATCAGGAGTGACAATATGGAAGAAATTTTAGGAATGATTTTGTTAGTTATAACTATTATAGTTAGTTTACCTGTTGTTGGATTGATGTTATTTTGTGGATTATTATGGTTTGCAGACTGGAGATAAGAAAGAAAATTTAAAAAATATCAAAAAGAAGGATTGGAGGAGTGGAGAAAGAGAAGAATATAGAAAACGGTTAGGGTATTGATGTTGAACCTACGGTTCTCCATCATACTCTTGGAGTGTTTGCTGTTGTTAAGGATGAGAATGGGAAAGAGAGAGAAGTGGATTTAAGAGATATTGTGGGAAGCAAAGGGAAGAATAGGGAAGGGAATAATAAATAACAGATTAGAATATAAGATAAAATATTTAAAAAATGGGGAAGATGGTCTTGAATGATCTTGTGGTGGTGCCACGGGACTAGTACCATATCCACCATTCATTTCGATAAAGCGACCGTTTACAGCAACCAAAAAAGCCTGGGAGTGATCCCAGGCTTCTTTTTATTCAGTTGTATTTTTACTTTAGACTCTTGAGAAACTGAGTAATAATGTCATCATCGTCATCGTCATCATCAATAGAACGAGTTGTAACCTTGATTCCAACTGGCTTCTTATTCTCGCTCTTGGCTTTTTCAAGAATCTTATCCAGTTTCTTAGAAAGAGTAACAGTCCGTTTTACATCTTCTTCAAATCCCTTGAGAGTTTCAGTAACAGACTTAACAGAAATGGACTCGTCAAGATCCTCACCAAGAAGTGCCTTAGTATACTCAAGAATTGCTTCAGCCAGACTATCGCGGCAGTTGGCAAGATATTCCTTATCAGCGGTGGCTTCCTGCTCTGCGGCGATGCGAGCATTCGCCTCGTCCAGATCCTTGTGGAATGCCCTCAGGAGTTCCTCTTCACTAGTACCAGCCTTTAATGCTTCATATAGATCCATATATATCTTTCCTTTCTTTCTTTATTGTAATTATATTATAACAAAAATTTTTAGAGTTTTCAAGTGGGCGCGGATTAAAAAAGTCTTTTTTTTAATTATAACATATTTTTTGATATTTATCAAGTAAAGAATCTGCGGAAATCGGCCATATGAGCGGTGAGACGGGTCCCGTTGCCCGGTGTGCTAATTTTGGGATTTTGGGGGACGAGATGCGAAGGGGCAAGGATCTAGAAAAAAAGCCCATATGGGACGCGGGTGGGTGAAGCGGGCCTGGGCGGTGGCCCGCGGCCCGCCATTATACCATATTTTATTAAGTTTTGTCAAGGTGTTGGAAGAAGATTTTTAATCTTCTTCCTCATCCTCAACAAATCCGCAGATAGGACAGATACATTCTTTAAGTTCTGCCTGACTCCAATCGCAATCATAAATAGGTTCATCACATTCTGGACAATTATAAAATCTTTCATCCCAGTCAACATAACCACCATAAATATCTGATACAATGTCGGCATTAATTTCCCACATAGTTCTCATTTTTATCTCTCCTCTCTTTTGATGATTTAATTATATCAGATAAAAAGATAATTGTCAATAGTTTTCGTAAAGTTCACAGCCCCATTTTGAAAGTTCATAAGCATGAATGGGAAAGTTTAATTTACTTGCACACTCAAAAATCCAAGGTACAATTTGGTCTTTTGCATCAAACCAGTCACAAAGTTGAAATTTAGAAAAATAAAATGTAGAATCGGGATGCTTTGTAGACGCGCCCCAAAGTTCAAGAACAGTTTCATGGTCAGATAATCGAGAATAAAGTTTGTACATTTTGTTTTCCCCTTTCCTTTTGTAATTTTATTATATTATAATTTTAGGAAAATGTCAATCATAAATTTTATACAAAAATCTGCGAGAAATTTGTGCAAAACATATCTTGACAAAAATACCGGGCCCGCGCTGGTTGTGCGCGGGCTGACAATTATACCACATGTTTTTGTAGTTGTCAAGTGGAAATTTTGCACAAAAAAATGACCGAAAATTCGTCATTTTCACGAATTTTCGGTCAAAATTGACAGATTTTTTACTTTTTTGGCGGCCTTTGCTTGATTAAATCAAGTTTGTAGTGATTTTCACCAACATTAAACTCAATAATCTTTGATTTGTTAGTGATTTCAGCTTCAAATCCCGCATTTTTCAGACAATTTGCAAGGATTTCGATAAGTTTTTCCTTTTCTTCATCGGGTTTCCGTTCTCTTTTAACGGATTTCCGCGGTTTGCTTGTTTTTGCTTCATGGTTTACCTTGTTGACCTTTGCTTTTGCAGTCAGCTCTTCTACAACCTCATTTTCAAGATATCCCTCATCCTCAAGCCACATCTGAACCGCTTCATCATGGGAAATTCCCAACAGTTTCATGCTCTTGTCAATTTCAGCATCGGGGATGCGGATATTTTTACCATTCAGATTGTACGTCATGTTTTGTACCTTTCTTTCTCTTGATGATTAAATTATAGCACATCCCCTGTCAGATGTCAAGCCTTTTTTGAAAAAGTGGGGGATTTTTTACATCCCCCACTTTGTAGGGATTAGGCTACAGAGTAATAAGGAGTTTTCTTTACATACTCTTTCGTAAGGGTTTCAGCCTTAACAAGATCAGTCAGCATGTGGGTAATACGCTGATTAGTCAGACCGCTGATAGAAGGAATTTCCGCCTGGAGTTCCTTAATGGTCTTAGGCGCGTCAACCTCAGTAAGATAGGCGACAATCTCAGCCTTAAAGCCGTCGTTCTCAATCTGAGTCTTAGTCGGCTTCTTAGGAGAATTGGATTTGCGCTCAAGCAGTTCAATCTCATGATCAATAAACGCTACCATTTCCTCATTGTCAGCAACGATGTTACGGATTTCAGCAAACATTTCTTTCTTAGTCATAATACATTACCTCTTTCTTTTGATTGATTGATTTGTTTTTCTTTACCTTACATTGTTATTATAGCACAAGGTTTTTGTTTTGTCAAGAACTTTTTTTAACTTTTTTTGGCGCCTTAGAAAGTTTTTAGTGGTTGACTTCTTTGACTTTCCTTACCTTGTATAACTATTATAACATGTTTTCTTTTGTTTGTCAAGAATTTTTTCAATTTTTTTTTGAAATTTTTTTCTTGACCTCACAAGGCATCTTTCCCTTACCTTGTATAATAATTATAATAAAATTTTTTAAAAAAATCAAGTGGTAATTTTGCACTAATTTCGGGATCTTTGCGGCGAGAACTTTGTGCAGTTTTTCTCTTGACAAAAAGTGCGGCGTGTGGTATAATGGAATTTTCGGGCGGAGCCCGGCGCCTGCGGCGCGATATTCTACCACCTGCCGCAAATCTTGTCAATAGGTAATTTTGCACAAAAAAGGACGCCCACAGAGTGAGCGCCCTTTATAGCGTTATTCAGTTGTCAGGCCCGAGAGGGGAAGGGGATTACTCCCCCTCTCCCTCATCCTCGCACCCAAGGGCGAAGTAAGGAACCTTCTTGACGTAGGTACGAGCAACCTTGCCGTCCTTGCGAAGGTCAGTCAGCATATGGGTGATACGCTGATTGGAGAGGTCAGCAATCGAACCGCACACCTCGCACAGTTCCTTGATGTTCACAGGCGCATCCACCTCAGCCAGAGCCGCCAGAATGTCAGCCTTGAAACCGTCATTCTCGACCTGCGTTTTGGTGGGCTTGCGAGGGCTTCCGCTCTTGCGGTTCAGCAGTTCAATCTCGTGGTCAATGAAAGCCACCATCTCAGCGTTATCAGCAACAACCTTGCGAATCTCAGCGAACATTTCCTTCTTAGTCATAATTAGCACATCCTTTCTTGTGTGTGGGCTTTTTGCCCTTTCTTTATCTTACATATTTATTATAGCATATCTTTTTTAGTTTGTCAAGAGTTTTTTTTATTTTTTTTCTAAGTCCTATGCCCATCCAAGGACTCAATTCAATGGGCTTGTATCGGCGGGTCTCTCATGGCTTATCTATCTCCTTCCCTTTACTGTACTTTTATTATAGCACAGTCGCCTTTGTTTGTCAAGTGGTTTTTTAAGATTTTTTGGATTGGCTTTCCGTCTTTTCAAGTAATCAGAAGGCGCTTGGCTCTGCCGACTACCCTATTTCGATTTTGTTGCCCTTCCTTTATCTTGTCTTTATTATACCACAGGCTTTTTGGTTTGTCAAGAGGTTTTTTAAGATTTTTTTCTTTTTTTTTGTTTCCCTCTTTCCTTACCTTGTAAATATATTATAGTAAAAGTTTTTAAAAAAGTCAACAGGTAATTTTGCACTAATTTCGGGATATAACTTTGTGTAGTTTTTTCGCAGATTTCACTTGACAAAATACGCAGAGCATGGTATAATGGAACTTTCGGGCGAAGCCCGGCGCCTGCGGCGCGCTCACAAAAGAAAAGCCGCCATTCTTTTGATGGTTTAATTATACCATGCCGGAGGTTGTTTGTCAACCCCCTTTTTTACTCTTTTTTGGGGCGGTGCTTAATCAGTTTCAAGCTGTACTCCTCACCCTCAAAAGTGAAGGTAACTTCCGTTTCAGTTTTCACCCCGAGGATTTCAGCACCCAATCCCTCAAGCAGAACCTTACAGTCCATCAGCAACCGCTTTTTGGTAGCGTCCACCTTGCGCTCTTTCTTGACCGCCTTTCTTGGTTTGTCAGACTTCTCATAGTGCTTGATACCGTTCGCCTTGATTTCCATCTCAGCCATTTCCTCGGCTTCTTCTCTCGTGACAGGCTCACCATCCTGTTCACAGTCTTTCATAATTCTTGCAATCAGTTTTTCTTTATCCATGTTCATCTCTCCTTTCTTGATTATAGTATAGCATAAGGGGTTGAACTTGTCAACCTCCTTTTTTGAAAAATTTTTGCCGGACAAGTTGTCTGACAATTAAAGGTTGTGGGTCAATCTGCCCACAACCTTCTTTCCATTTTCATATGTTTTCTGAAACAAGCTACCATTATCTGCCTTTCAATATCAACATCCTCAAGTCCTGTATGTTTTTCAACAAAATCATTATCACCTGAAATATATCTGTAAATAATTTCCGCTGTAAATCTTGGCTGATTATTTTTGGTTAAATACCCATTTTTCACACACCATTCTTTGTACATCTTTTGTTTTCCGAAAGTTTGACGGCACATCTTTAAAGTGTCGCAAATTGTTACATTATAGGGGAAAAAGTATCTATATTTTGATTTTGTGAGCCATCTTTCCGTATTTGTCAGACTTCCATAATCAAATCTTGCGTTGTGTGCATAAATTTCTGAAACTTCAAATTCTTTAATATCTTCTTTCAGAGTTTTCAGAATTTTATTGAAACTTGTTAAAATTCTCTGTCCGCTTTTGATTTCTTCCCAATACTGCGGAATCTTTTTTGCATAATATGCGGAACCCATCAATTCTTTTTCATCAAGAAAAATATCCGC